CCGAAGATATGTCAAATTATATTGAATTATACGAATGGTTAGTTGCACTTGGCTTTCCAAACGACTATAATCAATATAGAAATTTTACTGGAGAACGGTTAAATAGGTTTCCTTTTGTTAGAGATGCTTCTGGTAGCTCAATTGCTGTAGCTTACTCAGACGCAACTTTAACTATACTGGATAGTAATAACGTACCGAAGACGAATATTAATTTTAAAGATGCTTTCCCAGTTTCTGTAGAAGCTCTTGATTTTGATATAACATCTTCCTCGGTTGATTATTTCGTAGGTATCGCTTCTTTTAAATATAAACTATTTGATATTGAAGTATTATAATTCTTTTTTTGGAGCTAAATTATGGCAACTAAGCAAGTTCAACTTTCCGTTGATGAGATTCGTAAAAATAAATTCTTTATCGCTACACCATGCTATGGTGGTCAGCTAAACGAACCTTACTTCCGCTCAGTCATCAAGATGATGACCTTCTTTAACGGTCATCAAATCCCTCTCGCCTTTGGTACTATTGCTAACGAGTCCTTAGTTACTCGTGCCCGTAATGTATTGGTAGCTTACTTTCTTGCATCTGATTATACCCATCTTATGTTCATCGATGCTGATATCGAATTTCAGACCGAAGACATCTTAAAGCTCTACGCTCATAAGAAGGATGTTGTTGTAGGCGCGTATCCTAAGAAGGGTGTTGCATGGGATAAGATCAGATCTAATTTAACTGACCCTGCTAATAAAGACAAAGAACTATCTGATCGCGATATGGCATCCTTTGGTTCAGACTACGCTATTAACTTTAAGTTCGTAGATAAAGAGACTAAGACTATTGGCGTTGAAAATGGCTTAATTAAACTACATGATGCTGGAACTGGGTTCATGATGATTAGCCGTGAAGCTATTCTTAAAATGATTAAAGCATATCCTGAACTTAAGTATAACAACGATGTTAATATTAATAATGCCGATCTAAAGGATCACTTCTATGCGTTGTTTGATACTATGATCGACCCTGTTGATCGTCGTTATCTATCTGAAGACTATACGTTCTGCCGACGCTGGCAAGAAATTGGTGGTGATGTTTGGCTTGATCCATCTATCTCTCTTAACCATTACGGTCATTTCTGCTTCCAAGGCAATCCAGAAGCTATCATTAGCTTTGGTCCTCAACCAGAAGAAAAAAGAGAAGAAGTACTTACAATCGATCTACCTGAATAAAGTTAAATAACTATATTATGAAATTGAGTGAATTGACAGATGAGTGGTCTAAGGACGCTCCCATTAATGAGACAAACCTAGGGCACGAAGCTGCCCGGGTTCCTATTCTTCACTCCAAATACATCACTGTAATGTCCACTACTAAACTCCAACTCCGTAAGGCGGAGTCAGAGTATCTCAACACCAGGCGTATGAAATACAAATACTTCAGGGGTGAGATGACTAAGCAGGAATTAGAGGATGAGGGTTGGTCTCAATACCAAGGTAATAAACCATTGAAAAATGAAATGGATGAATTACTTGAATGTGATAATAAGTTGATTGAGCTACAAGATAAGATAGAGTATTTTAAAACTACTATCTATACGCTAGAGCAAATAATCAGATCACTTAACTCTCGTACCTGGGATATTAAATCCGGTATTGAGTGGGCTAAGTTTACTAACGGTATGATGTAATGGCCGATATAGCAATCAAAAAGAAAAATGAAGTATACTTAATAGTACAGACAGACCCCTCTATTGCGCAGGAACTGGTAGATCACTTTTCTTTTGATGCCCCTGGTGCTAAGTTTCATCCCCTATTTCGTAATAAGATATGGGACGGTAAGATTAGACTCTTTTCTATGTTTACAAAAGAGTTGTATGTTGGCTTACTTTGTTACCTAGAACACTTTGCAGAAGTTAATAACTATACAATTGATTATAGTGAGTATGTTAAAACTACAGATACCTTAACGATAGAACAGCTGAAAGAATTTATTAATGAACTTAACCTATCATTGCCCGGTGGCGAGTCTATTAGAGATTATCAACTCGATGCGGTTTATAAAGCAATTACCGATGGAAGACGTCTTCTTCTGTCCCCAACTGGTTCCGGTAAGTCTCTCATTATCTACTGTTTACTCCGTTGGAATGAAAAGTTTGGAAGACGACAACTTATCCTGGTCCCTACTACCTCTTTGGTCGAGCAAATGTACACAGATTTCCTGTCTTACTCTCAAAACAATGGATGGAAAGTATCAGAATCTTGCTCACGTATATACTCAGGACATTCTAAAGAAAACCTCTTACCAATAGTAATTTCTACTTGGCAATCTATTTACGAGTTACCTAAGAAGTTCTTTGAGAACTATCAGGTAGTGTATGGAGATGAGGCGCATACATTTAAAGCTAAATCTCTGACTGGCATTATGCATAAGATGGTCAATACACCTTATCGTATTGGTACTACTGGTACGTTAGATGGTACAAAGACTCATAAGTTAGTACTTGAAGGTCTATTTGGTTCTGTATACAAGGTAACCTCAACCAAGCAGTTGATGGATAATGATCAGCTTGCAGAGTTAAAGATCTTTGGTCTGGTACTTCAGTACCCTGATGATGTTAAGAAGGCCTGTAAAGATAATAAGTACCCCGATGAGATGACTTTTCTTTGCGGGTATGAGCCTAGAAATAAATTTATTCGTAATCTTGCTCTTAGTCAAACAGGTAACTCATTAGTACTATTCCAATATGTTGAGAAACATGGGCAAATACTCTTTGATATGATTAAGGCTAAAGCCGGTGATAGAAAAGTATTCTTTGTCTTCGGTGGTACAGAGACTGCAGATAGAGAAGACATTAGACGAATTACTGAACAAGAGAACGATGCTATTATTGTTGCCTCCTACGGTACGTTTTCTACAGGCATAAATATTAGGAACCTTCACAATATTATATTTGCATCACCAACAAAGTCTAGAATTAGAAACTTACAGTCGGTAGGTAGAGGTTTAAGAAAAGGTGATGCAAAGACATATTGTAATCTATATGATATTGGAGATGATCTTACTTGGAAAGCAAGAAAGAACTATACCTTATTGCATATGATCGAAAGAATTAAGACCTATAATGATGAGCACTTTGACTACAATCTAGTAAAGGTACCTCTAAATGTACTGTAAGTTTATAAAGTTAACCAGTGGAGAGAATTTAATTGTCTCTACTGAAGATGAATGTAATGAGTTAGATATGAAGAGTTATATTGAGGTATCAGAACCTGTTGTAATTCACTCTATGAAAATGCCGTATGAAGGCGGCTTTATTGAGTCATATATTATGCAGCCTTGGCTTAAAATGACTGCAAAAGAAGTTTTAAGGCTCCCGGTACGTAATATTGTTATTGCAACGAATTTGCTTGAGAAAGCTGAATCTCAATATAAACAATTTATAGTTGAGTACGATAGTTTTGTAATGGCTACAGAAGAAGATATTGATGAAGCACTTTCAGGTGATATCGATATTGAAGGAAATGAAATCACCGAGGAGGATGATAATGATAGTTGGACAAGTGGTCCCGTTAGGACCTATCACTGAAAAGAAAGCACCAGCGCATTACGTAGACAACAAAAAGTTTTTCGAAGCTTTAGTTGAATATCGTAAGCTGGTTCTTGATGCAGCTGCTAAGGGTGAAGAGAGACCGAGAGTAACGGAATATATTGGCGAGTGCTTTCTCAAGATAGCTACCCATCTCTCATATAAAGCCAACTTTATTAACTACACCTATAAAGACGATATGATATCAGACGGTATCGAAAATTGTCTGACAGCTGTTATTAAGTTTGACCCCGAACGCGGTATGAACCCATTTGCCTACTTTACGCAAATTACTTTCTTTGCATTCGTAAGACGGATTCAGAAAGAAAAGAAACAGCAAGCAACAAAGTACAAGTTAATGGAAAACATTGATATTGATATGCTGATAGCACATTCTGAAGGTAACGAGGAATTCGCGAATTCTTTAGTAGAAATGATGCGAAAACAAGTAGATAACATTGATATTGATAAGAGAACGGTAAAAAAACCTAAGAAAAAAGCCGTTTCTAACGAAGGAACACTTGACATTGAATAAGGTATAGTATATAATAGGCTTATGCCTGTTAAAGTATATTATTACACTAAAGATAAAGATGGTTATGTCACCCCTGACGCAACCTACGAGAGTACTCCGGAAGACGAGGATGGCCTTTTCCTGTGGCAGCACATTAATAAGGCTCGTAAACAAGCCGGTGTACCTCGTGAACGTTTTTTTATAATTAATACTTCATGCTCACCTCGTAAGAAACCAACCTGGATTAATCCAGATTGGCCTGTAGTACCTTTCCCTAAGCTCAAAAAAGCTAAGCTGGCTTTCGGTAGATATGTTATCGAGAAACCACCAGAACCCGTTGATCCTGATTATGACTAGCCTATATAATGGATCGTGCCCTTCCACGTACAACTAGGAGAATCTAATGATTCAATTTGACTTTGATCTGCTTCCAGATCCTGACCGCCACCGTAAGATTAGCTTTGTAAAAAGTGGTCTACGTATTCTAGCTGGCATTGCTCTAATTTTCGGTAGTCTCATTACTACTGGTATCCTCTTAATCATTGCTGAAATTCTCGGCATTGCGGAGGAGCTTGTTTAATGGCTAAACTTAAAGTAGCAGAACTATTCTACTCTATTCAAGGTGAAGGCCGCTATATGGGAGTACCTTCTGTATTCCTTCGTACCTTTGGTTGTAACTTTACCTGCAGTGGCTTTGGTATGCCTAAGGGTGAGCAAAGTAAAGAGGTTGAATATGTGGCTGCAGAGGTTGGTAAGTTTCTTTCATATAAAGAATTACCGCTTGTTAGTACAGGTTGTGATTCATACGCTAGTTGGGATCCTCGTTTTAAGCATCTATCTCCCGTTCTTGATACTGACTCGGTTGCCGAAGCTGTTGTTGACTCTCTACCGTACAAAGAATGGAAAGAAGAACATCTTGTAATTACCGGTGGTGAACCTTTACTAGGTTGGCAAAGAGCGTACCCAGACTTGCTTGAACATCCAAAGATGAGAGCATTAAAAGAGATTACCTTTGAGACCAACGGCACTCAAGAACTTAGCGAAGCGTTTAAAGATTATCTTGATAGATGGGGATGGGGAGTACCTGGTAACTTCGATCGTCAGATAACATTCTCTGTATCTCCTAAGCTATCCGTATCAGGTGAGAAGTGGGATGATGCTATTAAACCAGAAATTGTTGCAGACTACGGTAACGTGGGTTATGTGTATTTAAAGTTTGTAGTTGCATCTCAGGAAGATGCTGATGAAGCAGAGAAAGCGGTGGAGATGTATCGAGCATCTGGCTTCATGGGACCGGTATACTTAATGCCTGTTGGTGGTGTTGAGTCGGTATATCATATGAACAATCGGGCTGTGGCAGAACTTGCCATGAAGAAGGGGTATCGTTACAGCGATCGTCTTCAAGTGCCTTTATTTAAAAACGAATGGGGAACCTAAAATGTCATTACAAATTGGAAAAACGGATGCCGAGCTCGGCTATAAAGTAGAAGAGTATCTTATCTCTAAAGGTGTTCATACACCTATTGTATTAGATAGACTCGGAGTTAAAGACGAGCGTAAGATTGCAAAGATTGAAAAGAACTTTGCTGTCATTATGGAGACGTTGGGTCTTGACTTGACCGATGACTCGTTGATGGATACTCCTAAGCGTGTTGCTAAGATGTTTGTACGAGAGATCTTCTGGGGCTTAAAACCTGAAAACTTTCCTAAGTGTACCGTTATCGATAATAAGATGGGGTACGACGAGATGGTGGTTGAGAAAGATATTACTATGATGTCTAACTGCGAGCATCACTTTGTTACTATCGATGGTAAAGCTCACATTGGTTATATTCCTAAAGGTAAGGTGCTTGGTCTATCTAAGTTGAATCGTATTGTAGAATACTTCTCACGTCGCCCTCAGGTTCAGGAACGTATAGCCGAGCAGGTATATCATGCATTGGTCTTTATTCTTGGTACTGAAGATGTTGCCGTTGTGATCGAAGGTACACATTACTGCGTTAAGTCACGAGGTGTTGAAGATCATTCCTCTTCTACCCTTACAGCCAAGCTTGGTGGTTGCTTTAAGAGTGAGCCCGATTGCCGAGCTGAATTTATGTCTTTAATTAAGAGGTAATTTATGACATGGTATGCAAACTCTGAAGGTCGCTATGGTGCTAAGGGCGCCAAGGGTGACCGCGGGGAAGCTATAGTAGAAGAATACTGTAACGATAATGATATTTTTTTTGAAGATAAGAATGATATTAACAGTCAAGTAAAGCTTAAAATAGATTGCATCATTGACGGGGTTTCTGTTGATGTAAAATCTAACTACTATCAAGGCTTCCTTTGTGTAGAGTTGTATACCGTAAAGAATGGAGCTGGATGGTTATACACAACTACTGCCGATCAGATTTACGGGGTAGATGTGGATACTAAATCCATCTTCCGTTATAATGTACAGGACATGGTATCATATGTTAGTGAGAATAAAGCCAGAGCTAAGAAAACTAAGTTCGGTGATATTGTAATGTGGGTACCAGTTAAGTCAAAAATTATTGAGAAATTACAATGAAAATTAGCCATGAATCCCCGCTTTGTCTTCTTGATCGGTCTCGTGATTATAACGATTACGATTACGCTCTTGTCCACTTGTTCGAGACCGAACCAACTTACCTACAATTCTTTAAAGATTCTCTAGCACAGGGTAGAACTGTTCTACTAGATAATTCAATCTTTGAACTAGGTACCGCTTTTGACTCCGATAAGTTTGCCTACTGGATTAAAGAACTTAAACCAACAGAATATATTATTCCTGATGTTCTAGAAGATGCATTAGGTACAATGGATAATGCTTTAGATTGGAAAGAAAAGTATTCTGATCTACCAGGTAAGACTATTGGTGTGGTTCAGGGTAAGAGCTATGAAGAAATTGTTCAATGCTATGACTATCTTGATAATGTAATTGGGGTAGATAAGATTGCTATTTCTTTTGACTATTCGTACTACCTCGAAGTCTGCCCTCACCCTAATAAATGGATGGGTTACGCATTAGGTAGAGTACAAACTTTAACGAGATTATTAAATGACGGTGTTATCAATACTAAAAAACCACATCACCTCCTTGGGTGCGCGCTTCCGATTGAGTTCCTATTCTATCGGAAAGAGTTCAAATGGTTGGAGTCACTGGATACTTCCAACCCTATTGTTCATGCTCTGTTGGGCTTTGGCTACGAGCCTGGTGGTCTGGATAGTAAAAAATCCATTAAACTCATTGAACTACTTAATACTCCTGAACCCTCGGTAGCTACTATGTATACTATTAAACATAATATTAAGTATTTTAAATCATATGTGCATGGTTACAGATAATGAATTGGATTACGTTTTTTAGTCAAACTGGTTCGGAGATTGTTGAGTTATCTAAGTCTATTGGACGTAAACCAGACCTACTGGTAACTAATAATTTTGAAGATAAAATTAAATTTCACCCAGGCATACGTGACTTGGGTGTTACTATTATGTCTGCCAAGCATGATATGTTAATGAACTACTTTAGAAATCAGGCGGTTTATAATGTTCCTCAGACCCTTATTAGTCTTCATGGTTACCTTCGCATTCTACCAGCTGATATATGTGAGAAATACGAAATATATAACGGGCATCCTGGAGCAATTGATCTCTACCCTGAGTTAAAGGGTAAAGACCCTCAAGAAAAAGTATGGCAAGATAACGACAAGTATAATATAATAGGCAGTGTTGTTCATAAATGCACATCAGAATTAGACGATGGTGATGTATTAAAATCTGTTTATGTACGTAATAGAAACTATACTAGAGAAGATCTTTATGCCTCTCTTAAGATGACTTCTTTATCGGCATGGAATTTCTTCTTGAGAGAAAAGGGATTATGAGAATTGGTATAACGGGTGCGCAGTCGGTAGGTAAGACTACTCTACTAAATGCATTGCGATCTGAAAAACTATTTAAAGACTATGTTATATGCGATGAAGTAACTCGTCGTGTCAAGGGTTATGGTCTACCTATCAACGAAGACGGTACTGATAATACTCAACGTCTGATCATGAATGAGCATATTGTTAATGTGTTTATGAATGGTAATATGCTGACAGATCGTACAGCATTAGATGGTCTGGTATACAGTACATATCTTTATAAAAATAATAAGATTACAAATAATACTTTAAAATATGCAAAAGATGTATTTAATAAAGTATGGAATTCCTACGACTATGTGTTCTATATTGAGCCTGAGTTTGAAATTGTAGACGATGGGGTGCGTAGTGTTGATAAGCAGTTTAGAAATGAAATTGCTGATCTGTTTGAAACTACTATTGAAAAAGAAAAGTTGACCTTGCGTAGAGTTAAAGGCTCAGTACGCGATAGAGTTAATACGATTATAGATTATTTAGAAGGAAGATAATGAATAACCAAGAAGAATTGAATAAACTAGTTGGCGTTCACCTAGGTAAAGCTGGTGATGGTACTGCTGTTAAGCCGTATGTAACTCCTGATACTGTAGACCCTACTCTACTGGTATCTGTTCCGAGAGTCTTAAATAGAACAGCATATGAGATTGATGAGTCAAATTTACCATTCGTAGGAATGGATGCATGGAATGCTTATGAATTCTCTACCTTACTTGTAAACGGGTTTCCTGTATCAGGTTGGCTAAAGTTTACTTACCCTTCTGATTCTCCTAATATTGTAGAGTCTAAGTCGGTTAAGTTATATTTGAATTCTTATAATATGGCTAAACTAGTTACTACTACCGATGATATGTGGCAGGTAGAAGATAAGATTGCAAGTGATCTTTCTGAAGCAGTAGGAGCTGAGGTAGAAGTGTTTGTTCGTTGGGGTGATGTTGATACCGTCAGGCCTATTATTGGTGATTTTACTTCATTAGAGCATTATTGTAATATTGGTAAGATGACGTTTGATGAGTATAATGAAAGCCCTAATACCTTACAAGTAGTACCCAGTATCGGTCGATATGAAAAGTGGCGATCATACTCGCTAAGATCTAATTGCCGGGTAACTAATCAGCCCGATTGGGGTGATGTGTATGTGCATATCAAAGGTGAGAGGGCTGTTACCCCAGAGTCATTACTTAAGTATATTGTTTCGATGCGTAAAGAGAACCACTTTCATGAAGAGATTGCTGAATGTATCTATAAGCGTCTCTTTGACTTGCTTCAGCCTGAAGAGCTATTTGTAGCGTGCTTGTATACGCGTCGAGGTGGTATTGATATTAACCCCGTACGTGCAAGTGATAACAGGGTACTCTATAAGTACGCAGCAATTGCCGATGTAACTAACTTCTGTACAAAGACTGCAAGACAATGACCATTAAATTAAATAAAGGTGTTAGGTTTGATTTAAGCGTTGAAGATAACAACGTAAATGAAATATGTCTAGAGTATATGAAAAGAGCCGACCATGGGTTTAAGAAGTACGGCGTTACTACTGAACGTAGAGATCTAGATTTAATGGATTGGATTCAGCATTTAAAAGAAGAGCTGATGGATGCTACGGTTTATATCCATCGTATTCAAAAAGAATTGAAAGAGAAACAAGATGACCTCAAGTGAAGCGCTAGCATTATTGCCCGATGTCAAGGGCTGTGTAATTATCCTATCCGGTGGTATGGATAGTACCATTGCTATGAGACTGGCTGTAGAAAAATATGGAAAGGAAAATGTATCTGCATTAACTTTTTATTACGGTCAGAAGCAGAGACGTGAAATTGATATGGCTAGAATGTCTACTAACCTACTGGGCGTTAAGCATAAAGTAGTAGATGCATCGTTCCTTGGTGATATTAGTAAAGGTTTTTCTGCTAATGTCGATACGGATATGGCTATGCCAACGATTAAAGACGTGTTAGGTGATCCTCGTCCTAAGACTTACGTACCTAATCGTAATATGATCTTGATGTCTATTGCCGCAGCTTTTGCAGAGACACAAAACGTTGATACTGTTGTATGTGGGTTACAGGTGCATGACGAGTATGGGTATCATGATACTACTCAACGATGGGTAGATAAAGTAAATGACTTGCTGTCTGAAAATCGTATCATTAAGATTAAACTAACTGCTCCCTTCAGTCAACTATCTAAGTATGATGAGTTACAGATCTTGCAAGAGCTAGATGGTAACCTAGCCCTTACATCATTTACTATGACTTGTTATAACCCTAATGATCAACACCAATCATGCGGTGAGTGTCCTAGTTGCTCTGAACGTATTGCCAATTTTGCTAAGATAGGTTATAATGATCCTGTTGAGTATTCAAAAGTAATTCCCTGGCAAGACCTAATTGAAAGAATGAAGGTTTAAAATGTGTGCAATAACTGGATCTTTGTATAAAGAAAAACTTAAAGAGTTATATACTCTTAATGCTTATAGAGGTGAATTAAACTATTCCTTAGCTACCTTTACACCTCATAAGAGTAAGGTAGAGTTTCAAACTTTATTTCAAGATTCCGGTAAAATGCCCGAAACTTTAATTGACGGTATACCTTGTAAGGAAGGTGATTTTATAATTGCTCATTCCCAAGCACCTACTACAAATTCGAATAATATACATCCAGCAGTGTATGGTGAAGCCTTGTTATGGCATAACGGTATTATTAAGCAAAATAAACTTAGTCCTAATACTTGGGATACTGCTTGGTTGCTTGAACAAATTACTGACTACGGCTGGTCATCGTTATCCAGGGTAGATGGAACGTTCGCCTGTATTATGTACATGGGTGGAAATCTTTATGTATTTAGAAATGAAATTTCACCTTTGTTTATAGATGATCACTTTAATATATCTTCAACAAAGTTTCAAGGTAGTTCATCTCTTACTCCAAATCAAGTCTTTAAATTAAATTTTGAAACTAAGTATCTTGATGCCGTAGCTTATTTTGAGACGAAAGAAAATCCATATTATATTCCGGAGAATGCATGACAGTTACATATAAATTATATTCAGAACCCTTTAGTATGAAGCACGTAATGGGTGAAAGTAGTAGGACTAAGCTAACCAATGTTGTTGATGAAGATATTCAACCTAATGCTGTAGATCTACGTTTAGGTAAGGTATTTCGTATTAATAATGAGGTGTTTGAGGTAAGCAATGATCACAAAAAACATAGAGGCTCTACTGAACTCGTACCAGACTCAGAAGGCTATTTTACGCTATACCCGGGGAGTTATGAGATCGTTATGGAAAACGTCATCCATGTGGGTGAAGGTGAAGCTGGTTGGGTCATTACTCGTAGCACTCTCAACCGCAATGGTTGTTTTATTACTTCAGGTCTTTATGATTCTGGCTATCATGGTGTCATGGCCGGGGTACTACATGTTACGACTGGCCCGGCTCGCATTAAGCAAGGTACGAGGGTAGGGCAGTACTTGTCTTTTGATGCAGAAGCGCTTAAAACGTACGATGGCAGTTATGGCATTGGTAAAGAGCACGATAAGAAGTATACATAATAAACAAGCGGTCTCCGGCGTCATCCCGCTCTATAAACTCTGCTGCCTATGCTAACTAACATAGGATTAAAAATGGCAAAAAAATATATTTCAACTAAAACGTATAAACAAATTGGACCGGTTGCATACCGTCAGTGGCGCGCTGATAGTCATTGTAACTTGGTCCATGGTTATGCTTTATCATTTCATTTTGAGTTTGAGTCTGATACCTTAGACGTCCGTAATTGGGTAATGGACTTCGGTGGTCTACGCCCATTAAAAGATAAACTAGAAGAATGGTTTGATCATACCTTGTTAGTTGCGCAAGATGATCCTAAGAGAGAGTACTTACTTGAACTTGGTCGTCAGGGTATTGCTAAGATTACAGAAGTAGAAAAGACTGGTTGTGAAGGTCTTGCAGACTTCTTGTACGAGTATATCAATACTATCTTCTTACCAAGTTATGGCGAACAAGATCGTATTTGGTGCTGTAAGGTAGAGGTTCGTGAGACCGATAGCAATATGGCTATGCGCGTAGGCCATCAAGAAGACAATGAGTATAATGACTGATGTGGCGTTTGTGGGCTAAAGCATTGGGTAAGAAAGCCTCCGATAACGATTGTGAGGCTGATCGCGTTGCAGTAATACGAACTATTATTGTTCTTTCCTATATAATAACTAACCTGTTTATTGTTGCAGGGGTAATAAGGCATTGGTAATGACAAAGATAGCGCTAGTAACAGATACTCATTTTGGGGCAAGATCGGATTCTATTCCCTTTGATAACTTCTTTAGAAAATTTTATGAGGAAATCTTTTTCCCTGAGATTGATAAGAGGGGTATACGGACTATTGTGCACCTTGGTGATTGTTTCGATCGCCGTAAGTATATCAATTTTAATACCCTGTCTTCTTGTCGTAATTACTTCTTTGACGAGATTAAGAAGAGGAATATCGAACTACATATGATTGTAGGTAACCATGATACCTTCTTTAAAAATACTAATGACGTTAACTCACCTCGACTATTGCTTAAAGACTATGAGTTTAATGTCATTGATTCCCCCTCTGAGTTAGAGTTCGATGATGGGTCTAAGATATTCATGATGCCATGGATATGTACAGATAACTATAATCAAAGTATGGAAGCTATTAAGACTACAGATGCCCAGGTATTGTTCGGGCATTTCGAGATCGCTGGCTTTCAGATGTATAAAGGTCACGAGAACGATGAAGGATTTGATCCTAAAATATTTGAAAAGTTTGATCTGGTTTGTTCTGGCCACTTTCACCACCGTAGTAGTGATAGGAACATTAACTATCTTGGAAATCCTTATGAGCTTACCTGGGCGGATTTCGAAGACCCTCGTGGCTTTCATATATTCGACACCAGTGAGAGATCGTTGGATTTTATTCAGAACCCGTTTTCGATCTTTTCAAAAGTATATTACGACGATGAGAAAGTAGATCCTTCTACTGTTGATGTAAGCCAGTATGCTAACCAGCACATTAAGTTAATAGTAGTTAATAAAAAAGATTACTATAAGTATGATCAGTTTATTGAAAGACTATATAAGGTTAACCCTTTAGAGTTAAAAATTATTGAGGATCTATCTGAGTTTGAATCTGATGCTCTTGGTGGTCAAGAAATAGACTTAGAAGATACTGTTACTCTACTATCGCAATATGTTGATAGTCTTGAGACAGAAGCTGATAAAGATCGCATTAAGACGTTAATGAAGACATTATATGTTGAAGCGCAAAACTATGAAGAAGCATGATAAAATTTAAAGTTATAAGATGGCAAAACTTCCTATCAACTGGCGCGCATCCTACAGAGGTTAGATTTGATAAGTCACCTACTACTCTTATTGTAGGTGAAAATGGGGCAGGTAAATCTACTATCCTAGATGCGCTGTGTTTTGCTCTGTTCAATAAGCCATTCCGCAATATCAATAAACCTCAATTAGTTAACTCTATCAACGGTAAGAATATGTTGGTAGAGGTTGAGTTCTCTATTGGTAGTAAGGACTATAAGATATGTCGTGGCGGTAAGCCAACGGTATTTGAAATCTATCTCAATGGTGAGTTATTGAATCAGGATGCCGCTGCTAGAGATTATCAGAAGTATTTGGAAGAGCATGTACTTAAGTTAAACTATAAGTCGTTTACTCAGATCGTTATTCTGGGCTCTGCCTCCTTTACCCCCTTCATGCAATTACCTGCCGCACATAGACGTGAGGTAATTGAGGATCTATTAGATATTAAGATCTTTACTGTAATGAATACGGTACTTAAGGACAAGGCTAACGATGTTAAAGTTAAGCTAACCGATCTAGAGAATAAGATTGAACTAGGTAAGTCTAAGGTAAAGATCCAGCAGGACTATATTAAGACGCTTGAAGAAGATAAGCAGAAAAAGGTTGAAGATGTACAAAAGCGAATATCTGAATCGAATGCAGAGATTACACAACTGCAGCTCAACGTTGCGACGGAACAAAGCGGGGCAAGCGATCTGGAATCCAATATTAAGGATGGAGCCGAAAAGCGCAACAAGCGTACTGAAGTGGGAGCTCTCCTTAGAAAACTATCCGAGCGAATTAAGACACAGGAGAAACATGTATCGTTTTATGACGAACATGATGTATGTCCGACATGCAACCAATCTCTGGAAGCAGAAGTCAAAAAAAATGCAAAAGCGGCTCACCAACATAAAATTAGTGAGATTGAAGTCGCAGTTCAAACCCTTACCGAGCAACTTGACGCTATTGAGACACGACTTGATGAGATTGCTCTTGTCGAAGAGAAGATCGCTCAACATAAAAGCGCTATCATTAACCTCAATACCCGAATCATTGCCAGTCAAAACTACATCCAGAAGCTCAACCAAGACATCCCTACTGCTGGAGCGGATGTATCTAAGCTTGCTGAAGAGCAGTCCAAGCTCAAAGCAATTGCTAAAGAGGTGGTCGTTCATTCGGAAGCAAAAAGCACATTGGTTGAAGAAAGGCACTATCTTGAGATTGCCAGTTTACTCCTTAAGGATACCGGGATCAAGACGAAGATTATTAAACAGTACCTACCGGTCATTAATAAACTAGTCAATAAGTACTTGCAGGCTATGGACTTCTTTATCTCGTTTGAGATTGATGAGGCATTTAACGAGAAGATTAAGTCTAGGCATCGCGATGAGTTTAGTTATGCATCGTTCTCAGAAGGTGAGAAAGCTAAGATCGATCTGGCTCTATTGTTTACTTGGCGTACTATTGCTAGAATGAAGAACTCAGCCTCTACTAATCTATTAATGTTGGATGAAGTATTCGATGGTTCATTAGATATTAACGGAACAGACTTCGTTATGACTATCCTCAATACCATAGGGGAGGATAATAATATTTTTATCATCAGTCATAAAGATGCTTTGTTTGATAAATTTAGATCAGTTATTAAATTTGAAAAGCATCAGAACTTCAGCAGGATTGCAAAATGATATTAGTGACCGGAGGCGCAGGTTTTATTGGAAGCAACTTTGTTAAGCTTCTGTGTAACAAAGACAAAGAAGTCGTTGTAGTAGATAATTTAACATATGCATCTAATTATGATTACATAAAAGATCAACCTATGCAATTTGTCAAATGCGATATTACAGATAAAATATCGCTTGATAATATTTTTAAACAATATAAAATAGATACCATATTTCATTTTGCTGCTGAGAGCCATGTAGACAATTCAATTAAAGATTGTATGCCTTTTGTATATACAAATATAGTAGGTACAATTAATCTTTTAGATATGGTAATTAAATACAATGTATCTAACTTTATTCAGGTATCAACGGATGAAGTATTTGGTAGTATCGATACAGGATATTTTAATGAAGATTCTCAAATACAGCCTCGTAACCCTTATTCAGCTTCCAAAGCATCAGCAGAGCACTTTGTTAATGCGTACGCCAATACTTACGGGCTAAATACTATTATCGTAAATAGCTCTAATAATTACGGCCCTAATCAATATAGGGAAAAATTAATTCCTATGATGATTACAAAACTTTTAAATGAGGAGCAGGTTCCTGTATATGGGGATGGGAAGCAGATAAGAGATTGGATTTATGTTGATGATACCTGTGAAGCTATCTATCAAGTATACCTCAAAGGACAAAGAGGTGAAAGATATTGTATTGGTGCTGATAGTGAGGTAGCTAATATTGATATAGTCAAGATGGTTATTAATAAACTAGGTATGTCTGAAGATAAAATTAAATTTGTAGAAGATAGACCGGGGCATGATACAAGATATGCTACAAGCATAAGTAAAATGGTTAAACTAGGTTGGAGGCCAGTCGTTTCGTTATCAGACGGGCTTGATAGAACTATTCAATGGATTCAAAATGATTATCAAAAAAAGTGAATTAAAAATATTACCAGCTGAAGAACTTAATCAAGGGTTTGCATCTAAATTTAATTTTGAAGAGGTTAATGCCTCTATGCTTACCAACATTATGTTTGATAGGATGTCTGAGATGGGAGGAGCTGCTTTGTCTGCCCCACAGGTAGGCCTTGATATGTGTATGTTTGTAATGGGTATAGATCAGGCTAGGATTGAGGTATTTAATCCAACTATCATTTCTTATTCAAAAGAAGAGACGTTAATGAATGAAGGCAGTCTTACCTTCCCAGGCATTTTAGTAATAGTAAAAAGACCAGTATCTGTTACAGTAGAATATTATAATAAGAATGGTGAGCTTCAGCAGAACGAATTTAACGGGCTAACAGCTAGAATCTTTCAGCATGCATTTGATCACCTACAAGGTACTACAATTAAAGATAAAGTATCTAAATTGAAATGGGATATGGCATCCAAGCGTCTTAATAATTATAAACAAAAATTAGTCAAGAAGTATACCCAGAAGAAACTTTTTGATATTAAAAAAGCAATGGAAGAACAAACAAATGGCCATACCTAAAGAATATCTAGATTCAGATTTTGATTTTGGTTTCTCAACTACTGATACAGAAGTAGTATTATCGACTCCTACTCCGGTAGTAAATAATCAGGACATATCTGAGCCTATTATTCAGAAATTACAAGCACTTGAATCAATGGTTGCAGATATGGCAGAGACTGTATCAAGATTAGAGAATGCCTCTACCCCATTGGATACTGATGAGTACAAGGCGCTGATAGAGAAAGATGTTAAGGCAAAACTCACTGCGCTTGAAAAAATGATTCTTCCTCTATTGGTTAACCTTATGAAGAACCCTGAAAAGGATACGATTAAGTGGCCAGGAAGAGCACCTATTATTGAAAAGCAAATCGAAAAGATTTTAGCTATTACGAGGTCATAATGAACATACCTTCTCGTCTTACAGATAGAGATGTAAAGAAGCATGTTAGCTCTATTATTAATCAAATGGTAAGAGCTAATTTTAAACCTGATATTGTTATTGGTTTATCAAGAGGGGGAATAGTTCCTGCTCTTCTAGTCAGTCACTACTTTAATTGTGAATGCTATATCAGGAATAAAAAAGAGTCGCTATTTGATGTAGAGTTTCCACAACGAAACATTCTTGTTATTGATGATATAAATGACTCAGGTAATACTCTTACAGCGGTTAATCATGAGTTGTATCAAGATTTAGAGTTAAGAGATATTAAGTATGCTACTTTAATTAATAACGAGTCGTCTTCATTTACAGTTGATTTTTCAGGAATAGATTTTAATCGTCTTGAGCAAGATGATTGGTTTGATTTTCCATGGGAGAAATGGTGGGCTTCTTAATCTCTCTAAAACAATAAAGTCCTGCCTCTGTTGAGTAATAATCTCTACCTAATTGGTATCCAGGAGGCAGACTATTCCTATCTCTAACTCTTGTCTCTTTATCTGATCGTGAATCATATGCCCAATAAGAGTCTTTTGTATGCTGGTTACCTAACTTCTTCTCAGCCATTACATCTTTGGTATCAGCGGTATGCCTCTTACCCTGAAAGTTGGATCTACCTTTTAACCCAGCTGATATCTTCAGCCTTGTGGCCTCGTCTCTAGGTTTACCCATCTTTGCCTCTGACATTCTACGCTTGGTCTCATCAGACATTGGTTTACGAACAATTTGATACCATTCAACAAACTCATACTTACTGTAGTTTCGTAACAATCTAGTTTTTATAATGTCTACAGCAGAATTATCTCTAATAGAATTCAGTAACTCGTAACGATAGCCATACTTAGCCCTTACCTTATCAACAGGCTGATCAGAAATAAGAATTGTCTTAGTTACGTCGTAACAGTAGAAGTGAATCATGAACTAGTATATAATTGGTCCTATCAATATTTAGGAGTAATTATGTTTCCAGCTGGCAAGTACTATGTAGGTGATTTGTGCTATGTAATGCATGATGAATGGGATGAGGTATGTGGTTTGTTCTTCAAGGGTCGAGATGATCATGGATGCAACCAAGGCGTTTTTGAGTTAAAAGATGGCCGTAAGTTTGCATCTTTTAATACCAAGTATGGCGATGGCGCTTACTTCGACCAGAACGGTGAAGAGTACGGTGTTGATGCTGGTTTGATTGGCTGTATTGCTTTGAATGATATTGACTTAAATGATGATGGTAATTTTATTACCGGGGGACAGATCGTTCAGTTCGATAACGACTTTACGGTTTCAGGAGGGGAGAGCTATGAAAGTCGTCGCGATTGGGACGGGGTAATTCGTATCGGGCATATTGTAATTAAGACCGATGATGACGAGTATTGAAAAGCCTAAATATTAGGAAATAATACTTGGAGATCCAATGAAGTCATTTAAATCTATCAGAGAAGGTAATTCGGTTGAGCCTGGAGTATCGGAAATAGACGATGTCCAGGATGACCCTATGTCTTTTGTAGAAATCAAGCCTAAAAAATCTAAAGTAGTTAAAGAGGATGCCCTTCAAGAAGCAGTCTCTGTCAAGAAAGAAAAGCATTCATGGGGAACTATGATGACTGTTCATCATGGCTCTGATACCTCCTATCCTCTACATCCTGAGCACCAGTCTGCTATTAAGAAGCTAAGACCTGGTATGAAAACTACGTTTAAAGATGAGACTAACTCTACTGTGCATGCTCACCGTGAAGGCGATACAGTTCATCTGACTCGCCCTAAAACAGGAAGTACTCTTACATCATTACCCTACCATCATTTTGATACGTCTGATCATGCTAAGCCCGCTGCTAAGAAGCCAGCTGGTGAGTATGATCGCAAGGTAACCGATCACCTTAAAAAGAAATATAACGAAGAGACAGAACAAATGGACGAAAAAGTAACATCTAAAGATATTAAAATGGCTGTTGGAGTAGCTAAGGATAAGCGCTATGCTGGCGGTAACATGTCAGGAGCAGTTAAAACAATGGAAAAAATAAAACCTGGTCTTTCTAAACACCCTAGAGTACAACAAGTACTTAAGTCAACCAATGAAGGTATTGATTTTAATAAGATATGGAACAGTATTAAACCTGTTCATGAAGCAATTAAAACTACACATGAAGATCCTTTAGTTGTTACAAGGGATACAGAAGGTCATATTCATACTCATGCTAATCTATCGGTTGCTAATGCCATCCATGGTACAGATGTAAAGCATCAAGCAATCCATTCTGGTAAACCAGTTCAAGCTGGTAAGTTTACATTTGAACTATCTAAGCACCATGAAGGCGCCTTAAAAGAAGATGCTCCTTTTGATGCCGTTGCTCATAAGAAGGAGCATGATAGATTAATGGGTAAGCACATCGAAGCTCACAAAGCAGTTTCAAAAGCATTTGCAGATATGAAAGCACAAGGCAAGAGTCCTAGCTTTGATATTCCTGAAAATGATAAGCTTAACGCTATCAAGAAAGAAATTGCCGCTCATAAGGCTAAGGTACCTCGAGGCCCTGCTCCTGCTCCTGGAAGCGCTGCTGAATACTACGCCAGTAAAAAACCTGGTGAATATACTGGAGACTAATTAATTCCTTTGGTCCTTTTAGCCCGGTCTTTATGGCTGGGCTTTTTTTTAGCTGTTATAATATATAAATGACTGATGAAGAACTTACCGCTATCTATAGTGAATTTTTAAAATACTTTAACAATAATGTTCCCAATATGGAACACGAGCCCAAGCGGTTCGAATATTTCGTTAAGCTATTTCTTTACTGCAGGGGAAAATAATGGATGAAGAAGCCAAGATCAAACACTCTAAACGTATTCTTCAAAAAGAGAATTACGTTAAAAGACAATTAAAGATAGCTAAGGCACATAATATACCTGTAAAGGAACCTCATACACTTCAAGATCATTCAGCTGTTACTTGTGGTGACTCTAACTGTGTAATGTGTGGTAATCCGAGAAAGTTTTTCAAGGAACCTACAATACAGGAGAAATCATTCAATCAAAAGCAATTACAGCTGTGGGATAATGACGTAACGTAACAGTTGACGTAACTACCTAAGTAGCATATAATTCAGACATTGATTAGGAGAATACGATGTCTGAATGGAAATACTTTTTTAATGACGTAAAGGTTACTGAAGCTGAGTACAGAGCTCATATGTCTGAGTCTAGGGTCGATGTGCCTGCTAAGTTTCATATGACCAGTCCTGTTGAATACATTACAGCAAAGACGGTAGCTAAGCCTACGAAGAAAATACTTAAGAAAGTTGTAACGAAAGTTACTTCTGGTAAGTCTAAGATTGAGCAGGCTATTGAGATTGTGAATGAGTTGAAAGGTTCTTTAACTAAAGACCAGCTCATTACTCAACTCCAGCTCAAGCTAGGCGATATTACCAAAGGTAACGCTACCATTTATTATAACAAAGCAATTGCTCGAGGAGCAAAATGAGAACAATTTATATAGATATGGATGGTGTTGTGGCAGACTTTGATACGTATGTCTCTACCCTCCTCGATCGTCCAATTGGTTGGGGTGCAACTCAAGACCTTACCGACGAAGAGTGGTTAAAGATGTCATCTGTTGACCGTCTTTACTATCATCTTCCCATGATGCCTGATGCTACAAAGCTTGTAGCTTATATTAAGAGTTTGAATACAAGATTTCATGCTGAATTTTTGACCGCTATTCCTCGGCGTACCACTATTCCTTCTGCTCAAGCAGATAAGCAAGCATGGATTACAAAGTATTTTCCTGGCATGAAGATGAATATCGGGCCCTACAGCCATGATAAGCAAAAGTGGTGTACCCCTGGTGATATCTTAATTGATGATCGCCCTTCTAATATCGAGCAATGGACGGCGGCAGGCGGTATTGCTATCTATCATACTGGAGATGTAGATGCAACGATTAAATATCTTAACAAGGTACTTGTAAATGAGTGAAGATTTTGACTTTGACTTCCCCTTTGAAGTTAACTATGAAAAGGTATTTAAAACCGATAGCGTTCTTCCTATGGCTAGACTACTAGCGGCTACTCTTATGGAGAATCCCTATATGACCGTTGGCACTTATATGCAAAAGGCAAGGGATTCAGAGCTGGCTTTAATTATGGAAATCTCAGAGGATGAAGAAGACGAACGAATGGGTGATCTGCTCCTTATGTCGGAAATGTTAGCGAGGGCCGAAGGAGTAGATACTCCAGACATTGAAACAGTTCAAGGACACTTACAAGCCTTTATCTCTTTTGCTGCTATTGCCTCCCTTCATCGTAAGGATCTGGTAGATGCTCAATACGAAAATATGTCGTTTGGAGAAGAATTCCATGAGCACATTATAGCTAAAAGGAAGCCAAATGTCTGACGGAGGTAAGGGGTCTAAGTCTCGCCCTCTGGGTGTTGAGTATGATAAATACAGTAGTAACTGGGACACTATTTTTCGTAAGTCTCCTAAAGAAATAGATGACGCAGTTATAGAAGACGAAGCCTTTAATTTAGTAAAAGAAAGAAACAAAAATGTTATATCAGATCAGAAGCCTGACTGATAGCTTTTTTAGTTTGTTAAATCAAGACCCCGTACGCCCGCACATACCACATACACAGAGATTTGGCGATAGCAAGGACATTTTTGTCCTTAAAGATGATGAAAACAAAGCAAAAGCTATCACGTGTGTATCGTATCAACCATCTATTCCTACCTCCGAAAGTGAATTATTCATTGACGGACAAGCTGACACAGCGGTATTTTATACCATCTGGAGTTATGTTCCTGGGGCAGGAAGAAACCTTATCTTTGATGCAGTAAAACATATCAAAGAAACCAAACCAGAAATCAAACGATTTGTCACCCTCTCTCCCAAGACTGAGATGGCAAAGAAGTTTCATCATAAGAACGGCGCGATTACCTTCAGGGAAAATCACGAATCCGTTAACTATGAGTACTGCTGACATATGTAACTAGTTATAGTTACTTTCGAACCCGTAACGTAACAGTTGCGGGTTTCCTTTTTTGGGTCTATAATAGATACATCAACAGGAGAAAACGAAATGCAAGACTACTTTAACGCCAAGTTCACATACGATTACGATGATAAGCGTATGCGTTACGATGTAACCGAATGGGATGCTCCTATCAATGGAGTTCGTATTGGTAAGGTTGTATTTTTCTCTGACGTAAAAGAAGAATGTATTGCAATGGCTGAAGAATTCAACTATAATTATGAATGCAATGAGTGGGCTTTGTTTAACAATCAAGAATGTGAGTTTGACGTATGAAATTGTATATCTTTACCCAGAATCAAGAGAACTACGGCGCCCATGATTGGGATGGCGAGGGCGAGGTTCCTCAGTATTGGAAGATGAAAGGTGGTACTGACTATATCGTTGATATCGAAGGCTTTCGTTGGAACGATACGTTTGCCGAGAAGAATCTTCGTATGATCGTAGATGAACTCCGCTTCATCATCGATGAGTCTAACGACTTCTATCGTAGTAATATTATCGGCTACGAGGTAGTTGAAGATGACTTCATGACTGAGTTTGAGCAGTCACAGTTAGAGTATGAGGGTAAAGTTATGTACCCTGCCATTCGTAAGTCTTATAATGAGATGATGTTAGTTAACCTGGAGAACGTATAATGTCTTATTTGTATGATAAATTGAATTCGCTTCAATGGGAAATTAACGAAAAAGTCGAAGCTATTATTGATGATATGCGAGAAGTTCGTCCTGCCGATCTAGGTTTGGATAAACGTTGTGCCTATCATTTATATGTTGATGAAGAGTACATTGCCGTTCAAAAGTCTGATCTTCGAACCCTTCGCTACTATGGCGGCTTTGAGTATGTGAGTGAAGAATATGTTCTTGAGTTAGGCGAATATGTTTTCTACCATTCAGAAGATGAGCGAGTTACCGGTCACCTTTCAGAGTACTATGATAAACAAGAAGAGAAAGAAAACGTTTAAATGGAATACCATCCCGATCGCTGGCTAATGGTTTATCTTACTACTGATAGTAAGAGTCATTATCGGGTCTTTGCTACTTGGTCGGGCGGCTATTTGGATGGTGATTCCTGGCAATTAAACTCAGGAGTAGTTCAGGTAACAGAAACGAAAGACAAGTATTCTTTTCATGGATCTTCTGGCTCCTTGTATGTTTGTCGTAAGAATAGTTACGGGTCAACAGGATATGGGTTTGGAGTATTAGATGATCTTATTAAAAGATCTCTAGTGCAAGGAACCGTGATAGAGATATTACCTGAAGAGACTGACTTTATGTCTTTGAATTATGAATAGACCTCGTAAAAAAATTACGTTTTTTCATGGATTTGTTATTGTATTTATTTTATACTTTTGTGTTCATGTGGTTATTGGTTACATTCATTGCGAGTATTCTGAGTATGCCAATTGTCCCGGTAATGAGGCTCTGTTTACAGATGAGGAAGTAACTACCGATGACAAGAAATAATATTCAGAAAGTTTAAATATGTGGAGAAAAAGAGAAATTATGGAAGCACAAAATAAAGTAACTTTGAGTATGCTGGTTGATGACGTTCCTACTGATACATCGGGTAAGTGGGTAAAGAAAGAAGAATTGTATGCGTTTGCATCGGTTGTGGCTGATTATGTTCTTTCGAGACTAGAGAACAAGACCAATGATCCCACTCTTTAAGTTAACCGTTACAGATGAGTTTCATTCTGACTTCATCTACGAGACTAACGATAAGGAAGAGGTATTAGATAGGGTTGCGATATGGCTTGCGCAATTAGATAGTACTCCTATCTACAGCTTGAATATTGAGGTAAATCCATGACGACTATCTTTACGTGCGGTCATAAGGCTAACGATGATGAGAATGGGTGGACTATTTCCACAAGGGCTTATACCAGGGAAAACAACAGAGCGGTCGACTATAGAACGGTCTGTAATAATTGTTACTATGTCTATGATTCGGAAGATCTGATTCTATACAATGACGATGCTGTAGAGAAATGGTTAAAGGGAGAGTAGGGAGAGAATGGACTTTAATACAATTCTTTTTATAGTTCTCATGGTGTCCGTAGTAGGGATAGTGCTGTGGGATATGAAAAATGACAATGAAAAAAAGTAACTATTTTATATGCATTTTAGACGGCAAATGATCTAGTTACTTTTGCATAATACCCATCTTCAGGGTATGGTTACTGCTTGACGTTTGGTCTGAGGGAGACTATAATAACGTATGTTTAAAGGAAATCAAATGCAAACCTCAATCAAGCTTACAGAAAAGCAAGTCGCCCTTCTTCTTCAGATTCTCGACGAACAAATCTCAGTCGGAAATATCGATCCTTCCGATAAAGCTTTAGCTTCCGAAGTTCTCGACATTCTCGAAACAGCCGAAAACAAAATCACCTCTCTCTATTAATAACCATCCATTAAGTAAGGTTATTACGTAACGAAGTTGACGTAACGTCCAAAGTAGCCTATAATCAGTCATCGTTTAAAGGAACACACACATGAATACAGAGATCAAATTTATCGGCGGCAAGTTCGTCGGCTTCGTTAACGGTAAATCCGTTGTTAAGTCTACTTCTGAGTACTATGTTAAGCGTCAATTGGAAGGTCAAAAATTGGCTTTCCGTGATGCTCCTGCTCCCGTTGAGTCCGAGTTCGGTATTAACCAGCGCTTTAGCTTTGTTGAGCAGATGGTGGATATGATCGTTCAGAAGACTTTGCCCTCGGCCGTTATTACCGGTGAAGGTGGTTTGGGCAAGTCCTATACCGTTCTGAAGTCTCTGGAAAAGAACGGTTTTACTAATATTACCGATCTGTCGAACTTTGCCGTTGGTGCTAAGATCAATAAGGCTAAGTCCTATACCGTAGTCAAAGGTTACTCGACCGCTAAAGGTCTCTATCGTACGCTGTTTGAAAATAACGGTATGGTTATTGTGTTTGATGACTGCGATAGTATCCTGAAAGACGATGTGGCTAAGAACCTTTTAAAGGGTGCTCTCGATAGCTATAGCAAGCGTTATATCTCTTGGAATGCCGATATGCGTGACGATGATCTGCCGCGTTCTTTTGAGTTTACCGGTTCTATCGTCTTCGTATCGAATATGGCTTTGGAGAAGATCGATCAGGCGATTCGTACCCGTAGTTTGGTTGTTGACTTATCGATGACTGAGGCTCAGAAACTCGAAAGAATGGAAGTAATTGCTAAATCGGACGAGTTTTTGCCCGAGGTAAATGCTACTGCCAAGGGCCTGGCTCTGGATTTCCTCAAGTCTAATTTGGGTAAGATTCCTAATATGTCTCTCCGTAGTCTGATTGCCGTTACTAAGATCGCTAATACCGGTAATAAGGAATGGAAAGACTTGGCTAAATACGTTCTGACTCAGGGTAATTGATATGGGAAAAGGCTTAGAAATTGACTTCGATACTGCCGATAGGTTCACGCTTCTCAATCTAATAGATCAAAGGAAGTATCTGAAGAAAGCACTAAAGGAACATAAAAAAGGTAAGTATCTTCATCCAGAAGACGTTGTCAGGAATGCCGAGATTATAGCTGCCCTAGAACTATTAATACCATATTACGGGGGAACCAATGATTAAGAGAGAAAATTGCATTCAAAAACCGGCCAAGGGTACGAAGGGATACCTTATCTACACGATGAATGATGAGTATGTGTTCAGGGTATATAAGGAAGATCATAGTTTCATCGACTACGATATCCTGCATTGTGATCTGGAATTAACTATAAACGACGATGATGCAACGTTCTATGAGTTCGAAGACGGGAGAAACATCCTGGATCATAGCTACTCCATGGCAGGAGAAAGTCATATGACAGATAAAGGATACGAGTTAGGTACGGAGGAAGGTTATAATGAATTTGTTAAACAACGAAATAAGCAATGATTTAATCTTCGTTATCTTTATCGTAGTAGTGGTAGGGGCGGTGTTATGGGATATGAAAAGAAATGGTGAATAAAACGTTTATATTAGCCTTTAATTATCACGAGGCTAAATCGTTTATCTATAAGAATGATAATCCAGGAGATTATATTATCCTTAATAGTCCAGACCAATTAAAAGGTACAATAAGTCCTACGATAAAGATAATGCCTAATGCATATAGGAGAGAAGATTTTTTTGATATGATGGATGCTATTACGATGAGACAAGGTAATATAGTAAGATGACTGATAAAGAAGAGTTAAAGGCATTACTAAAATCGTATAAAGAATCTCCTTCTAGAGGTATAAAGGATGAGATAATGATCAGTAAGATAGAGGATATAATCGATAATAACGATATAGTATTCAGTAGAATAGAAGAATTACCTGACGATTATGATATTAGTAAGGTATACTTACTATAATTTTATTTTAAATTGGTATGTATTTATACAGAGAAAATCAGCATTTTTCTGCCGGCTTAAACGCTTTCACAAAACGTAACTATATTATATGCCGAAATAACTGCAAATGATCTAGTTACTTTTGCAAGATGAATACCCAACCGTAACGTAGGGGTATTACCGTAACTTCTTGACGTTTCGCCGGTTTTGGACTATAATCATTACATGAACAACGAAAAAGGAACCAAAATGACAGATTTCGAAACTAAGTGCTATGGTATGTCAGAAGCTGATATCCGTGATCAGTACATCAACTCTTTCACTGCTTCACGCTGTGGTTTAGAGATGGTAGTCATGGGCATCATGTCTGACTGCCAAGAGATGTTGGCCATGGGTGCCGGTCCTCGTGCTGTAGAGCATGTTCGTAAGCAGATGAATGTTGCTAAATTCATCTTATCTGAAATGATGGAATCTAAGGAGTCTGTATAATGTCTAGAATGTCTCAACTGCACATGATCATCACAGATGCTATTGCCTGCGATCTCTCTGAAAACTTGATCATCGATCTGATGGTTGAAGAAGGCCTGCCACGTGAAGCCTGTCCCGAAATCTTGCGTGTTTTTAAACAAGTGGAGTCTGTAAATGAGTAATTGGAAATCTTTAGACCAGTCTTACGAGACTATGAGCCAGGCTGAAGCCCTGGAAATCGTTCAACTAGAGGCAATTGCTCTGGGCCTTCCCATGCTGGAAACTCTGATGTTCATGCAGGATAACTACGAAGAACTGGACTCTGTACAGAAGAATGCCTTTAGAACGGCTTTCCGTGGATTCCAACGCCTTCTAGCACCTGCATAATAACCTGACGTAAAGATCCGGTATTACTTGACTTTTATCCGGATCTAGACTATAATAAGGCATCTTAACACAAACACACAAGGAACTATATGACTAAAGTAACTAACCTCGAAACCGCTGTTTCCATCGTTCGCAATACTCCTGATAAGGCTCTGGCTTTGTCTGAGATCATGAACATCTTGGGCGTGAGCCGCTCTAATGCTTTTGTATACCATACCAAGGCTTCTAAGATTTTGTTCTCTGCCGATAAGGTAGACGGTGTGATGGCTAAGGTGTCTCCTAAGTATAAGAAGGTCTCTGAGTCTATTCAGGGTACGTCTAGTACTAAGAAGGCTCAGAAGCTGGCTGAGATTGATGCCTTCTTGGCAAGCAATGCCGCTTCTTCTAAAGGCAACCCATTTGCCGCTTTAGGAGCCTAATATGAAGCAGTTCTTGATCGAGGTGGTTCAGTCCTTCATCTTGGCCGCCATGGTAGGTGGCCCACTCTTCTACTACTTTCTCTTTATAATGAAGCCCTGATATATGTCTAAAGTAAAAGAACTTGTATGTGAGGCGGCCGAGATGATGTGTCTTGGCTACACCGATCACGAGATCATCCGCATTCTTCGTGTACCGGCCAGTCAGGCTAATGATCTGATCATAGCGGCCGAGGACTGGAACTACGAAGTAGATATGGAGAACCGTAGAGGGGCAGAGTCGTATACAGAAGAAATCGTAGACGACATGGCCGCCTTCTACGGAGAAGACTAACAGTTTATAGGGGTACCGGACAAAGTATTGCTACCCAGAGAGTCCGGTTTAAATGGCTACCCGTATTGGGACCAGCCCCACCTATACAGAAAAACAGTAGTAAAAACAGTAGTACTCACTTTTCGAAAAAAAGTATAGTTACTCTATCAACCAGGTTTCAGGCACAGTTACTTATACCTATGTTTAAATTTTTTCGCGCGCAGAAAATCCTGCGGATAGAATTTCCCGCTAGAAACTCCCCTCTGAAAAATTTTTGCGCTAGAAAAACCGCTCTGAAAGATCCCCGATGAATCAGTACAGTTACCTGGCTGTTGCCCTGGTAGTAAAGCTTGCCTTTGTATGCTTTATACTCTATAATGATCTATCGGCCTGGTGGCTGTTATTACTGTTATTCCTATGAAACCTAAATTTTTACCTGTATTAGAGATGTGTATTGAGAATGGCCTGGCTTATGGTTATACCCGTGCGTTCAAGCATGATGATAACCCTACCGAGGAATTCATCACCAATACCATAAAAGATTCTATTATGCATGAACTGTATGAATGGTTTGACTTTGAGGAGTTGAAGAATGAATAAGAGTGCAGTAGAACAACGCATGAGTGAACTCATGGCACCGGTTGAACAACAGATTATGATGTGTGATAATAGGGAAGAACTACTCATGATGGCCTGTGCCATGATGCAGCGTACCCACGAAATATTCCTTCATGAATTAGGTGAAGAAGGTTCAAAGTTAATGTACAAAGGATTTGTATGAACGAGCGAATTAAAGAACTAGCCGAAAAGGCAGGGTTTGTACTGTGGGGTGAGGAGATCTGGAATCCAGGGGATGCTATTGATTGGTCTTGTCGCTACGATGATGAACTAACCAAGTACACCGATCTAGTTATTCAGATGTGTGCCGATCATATTCTTGATACATCCGATAGATACAGAAAAGAATATTTTGCTCATAAAGTATTGGAGTTAAAAAGTGGATAAGAAAATTAAAGATGGAATGGTAGCCATTCTGTATTCTCCCGGCTTTGGTGCCGGTTGGTACTCATGGCATAATGTTGAGGAATTACTCTACGATCCTAAACTGGTAGATATGGTAGAAGATAGAACGTCGGCGGAGACCATAGAATTATACTGTAACGAGGTGTATGGGGATAAGGCATATTATGGTGGTTCCGATCAACTTACTGTAACTTGGATACCCGTTGGAACCTCCTTCCGTATCCATGAATACGATGGTTCCGAAACGATTGAAATTCGTGAAGAAATAGATTGGAAAATAGCATGAGAGAAGAACTAGATAATCTGTTGTGTGAGAAGTATCCTTTACTCTTTAAAGACCGTAATGCCGATATGAGAACCACTGCCATGTGCTGGGGCTTTGCCCATGGTGATGGCTGGTTTAATATTATCGATACGTTATGCTGGCACCTTTACGCCGGTTACGATAGAGCCAAGTCCAATCACGATTACTTGGTCTCCCGCCTAGGTAAGTCCCGCTTTGGTGATAGTAATAAGAACATCGTAGTCCAGGAAGATATTGATGAGTCAAAGGCTAAGATGGATGCCGAGGCAGAATTGGTTCCTACCGTGGTTCAGGTTAAGGAAAAATTCGGTACTCTCCGTTTCTATATCCAAGCCGGTACCGATGCCCATTATAACTATATCTCCTTTGCCGAATCCATGTCTGCGGTTACTTGTGAGACCTGTGGTAAACCTGGGAAACGTCTGGGCCGTGGATGGATCTATACTGCTTGTGAAGAACATGCAGAGGATGACGATTGGGCTGACTCCCTGGCTACTTACGAAGAAGAGTAACGTTACGTTAGGTAGTTGATTTTCTCGCTCAAGCCCCTATAATAGGGTATGAGAAGGAGTAATATATTATGATTAAAGATACCGATAAAATGGTTACGAAGGGTGTATACATGTCCCTCTCGGCCATCTATACCCATACTAAAACTGCCAAGGTCATTGCTCTAATGATCCAGCGTTCTCTACCGGAGTTTCGTAAGCAATTGAATCTACCCCGAGATGTAAAGTTTCGTATTGCACCCATTAAGGCTAAAAATACGAATGGTTACTACGAGGTAGAGAATAATATGGCTACCATTGAATGTCGCCTGGGTTGGGCAAAGGCGTTAGAGGTGATTGCCCATGAACTAGTCCATGCCGAACAATACCATACTGGTAAACTGAAGAAGAAATACGTTCAACGTAAGGGTTGGTTACATTCCTGGAACGGTACTCCTGGTAAAAAGGGTACTACCTATAAGGCTTACCGTGATCAACCGTGGGAGCAAGAGGCCTGGAATCGTCAGATGTATCTGGCCGAAACTGTTTGCCGTATTTTAGAGGAAAAATATCCATGAACCGCAATGAAGAGATAATGACCATACTCCAGGAGGAGTGCGCCGAGGTGATTCAAGCAGTTTCTAAGGTGAGACGCTTTGGAATGTCGGAAAATCACGCTGCACTCGTCGTAGAGTTGTGTGATTTACAGGCAATGCTTGACCTGATGTATGAATATGAGGTGGTTCACTGCAGTTACGAGCAACGACTTGATAATATTTTCCAAAAACGGGAAAAATTAAAAAAGTTTTCCAAGATTTTTGAAGAATCTAAAGAATTACGCTATGAAGACCTAAGTGAGCACCAGAAAAATAGTGTTAACTGGTTTGGTTCACCAAATGGTGCGTAAATTTTTAACGAAACAGTTGATTTTATCACAAAACCGCGCTATAATTGATACATCACAACACAGAAAGGTAATTTAAATGTCACATGAACTTGAAATTCAGAAAAACGGCGAAGCAGACATGGCATATGTCGGTGAAACCCCCTGGCATGGCTTAGGTAAACGCGTTCCTAACGATGTTTCGCCTGAGCAGATGTTAAAAGCCGCTAATCTTGACTGGTCTGTCAGTAAAAAGCAGTTATTCTTCAATTCCGAAGGTGGTCCTGTACCAACAACCGCCCAGGCTTTGGTACGTTCTACCGATAGTAAGGTTTTGACCATTGTTTCTGATAATTGGAACCCAGTTCAGAACCTGGAAGCGTTCGAATTCTTTAATGACTTCGTTCACGCCGGTGATATGGAGATGCATACCGCTGGATCCCTTAAGGGTGGTAAGATGGTCTGGGCTATGGCGCAGATCAAGGATTCGTTTACTCTATTTGGAGGAGATAAAGTTGAAGGATATTTGCTATTTAGTAATCCTCATGAGTTTGGTCGTTCTATCGATGTTCGTTTCACACCCGTTAGAGTGGTTTGCAATAATACGTTAACTATGGCTCTGGATAGTAAAGCCAAGCACTCTGTTAAGATTAATCATCGTTCTAAATTCGATGGTGACTCTGTAAAAGAGACCTTGGGTATTGCCAAGGATCAGTTGTCACGTTATAAAGAGCAAGCCCAATTCCTGGGTAAGAAGAAGTATAACAAAGAAACGATTGTTGAGTACTTTAACCGTGTATTCCCATCTATGTCTAAAGATGAGATGAAACGTGCTAATACTTCATTCCCTATCAGCCGTCAGGCCGAAGAGGCAATGGCAGTTGTTCATACCCAGCCTGGTGCAAACTTTGCCGAGGGTAGCTGGTGGCAGGCATTCAATGCCGTTACCTATATGACTGATCACAAGATGGGTCGTTCACGCGATAGTCGTTTGACTTCTGCCTGGTACGGTCTGAATCGTGCAAAGAAAGAACGTGCCCTTGACTTAGCCGTTGAGTACGCAGAAACTGCTTGATTAAATTGAAAAAGGAATTATAATGATTGTTAAACCTCTTAAAGACAAAGTGCTGATTGCTGAAGGTAAGAAAGATACCACAACAGAGAGTGGTATTATTCTAGATGGCCGTGGTCTAGGTAATACAACACCTGGTATAGTTGTAGCTGTAGGTCCTGATGTTAAAGAGGTTAAAGAAGGTGACGCCGTCTACCTTGACTGGAGTAAGTCCTCTCCTGTTAACGTAGACGGTGCACAAAGAGTTATGATTTCTGAGAAAGAAATTATTGCTGTAATAGAAGTTTAAGATCCCGTTCCTACTTTTCGTTAAAGTAGCGTTTGACTAGCGATAGAGGTCCGGTGGCAGAAAACCGTTAGCGTAGGGATGGAAACTACCCCCACAGACTCTGATAGGCAGACTCCTAACTGCACACAGACATCGAGAATAAAATGGAAGGACAGGGTAACAACTCATGTAGGGGCGATTGTGGAAGACGTAGCCTGCAACTAATTTGGTCTCATAGTATAACGGTTAGTACGGTGGCTTGTCACGCCATTAATAGGAGTTCGATTCTCCTTGAGACCGCCATTGTTAAGTGTTATCAGGGTATCGTGGGCAGACGTGTACACTATGCGGGCCTAACTGGCGAGGGACAGGTCCTGATATAACTGCTTAGTCGCTATGGGATGGAAGCACCAGACCCC